AAAACTATGTTATAATATTCCGGTGAAAAAGTTCACAAAGCCTCTGGAGATATAACATGACCAAAAAATTAAGAAATCTTTTACCCCTCTTACTGCTTCTAGCCTTCCTAAGTTTCCTATCTTATAACGTCAATGCTTCACCTTATGTTGAGTACAAGAATGAGATGAATAAAGAAAAGACTACTAATCACTTACGTCTCGGGTATAAGGGAAAGAATAATTTTTATTTTGAGATTGGGCCCATGACGAAGGGGCATAGTTATGAAGCAGGATATAAGTTCAAGTTTGATGGTGTAACCGTCAAAGGTAAACTAGAGACTAAAGACACTGGCTCTGCCAAGACTAAGGTTGAGACTGAAGTTCGCTATACCTTCTGAAAAATAAATCTTGACATTTTTGTTCTATGTTAGTATAATTGGTTTTATGTCAGTAGATACTCAAACAGTAACATTAGGTACTAACGGTGATTTCGTAGGTTATTCTAGTAATAGCCCTACTTTTGGTTCTATTTCTGATGGAACGTGTAATTTTAAAAGTGGCGCTGCATACGAGCAGCTGTCCTGGGATAGTTTAAATAAGTATTTGAGATTACAAATAAATAGTACTTCCCAGCTATCTAATGCCGGTTTCGGAGGAATATCTTTTCCAGACGGGGACTTTTATCCTAGAACAGCCTCATCTATCTCCTTTATTAGTGCTATCTCAACTACTCAATGGTTATGGTCTGGAGTTACTACAAGCCCTTGGGGAGGTTCAACTTCAGGTAATAAAATAGTAACTTTTGCAGATGACACGAGTGCGGGAAGTTATGGATTTCAGGTTTTTAATTCGAACAACCTACTTATAGTAGATTCTGCTTTTGACAAACAGGCTAGTGTAATAGTACAGGGGTCGACTACTTTAGGTGCAAATGCAACTTCAGGTGCAATTTCCTGTCCTGGAATGACAACTACAAACTCAAACGAAGTATCTGTATTATTTTATGACGAGCCATCGGGTAGTACAGGAACTGCCGTTACCGTTACTAGAGGTAACGGCTCATTCACTCTTACAAATCCTATAGCTAGCTCATCTACTATAGTGTGGGTAGCTTTAAGGTACTAAATTATATGACGTATGGAGTACAAGTATTTAATCAAGCTGGGGCTACTTTATTAGACAGTGAGTTACAAACTTCTATTCAAGTTCCTTATGGACCAACTTCTTTTGCTACAGGAACAAGTTTTACAAAACAAACAGAAGAGATAATTTTATATAATAGAGCGGCTAATGGAGTCCCCCTACTGAAAAAACCTTTTGGAAGCTATACTATAACATTAGGCGGAGCTGTGGCTGTAAATAGAATTAGTATAAGGCAGACAGATGAAGATACTCCGCCTGCTTCAGGAACCTATGGAATTAATGTTTATGATGCCGGAGGAACTTTAACAAAAACTTTTTCAGATTCATATGCTCGAGCATTCACAATTATTGGCATATTTCCAACAGGAACAATATTTAATAACGGGGTAGTTTATTCAGGAAGTACTACGGATATTTGGGTGGGAGCAGGCTCCCCGGATTGGGGGTCAACCTGGAGATACAATCAATTTAATTTTAGCACTACGAGTATTACTTTTGTAAATTACGTTATTTTTGGGCAGACCATTTCGCTGCCGAATGCATCCCCAGTAATAGTAGCAAAAATAAGGAGTTAACTTATGTCAGGAATATCATGGTTAGTTTATCACTATGCTGATTCAGGAGAAATATATCAAGTTACTGGCGTACCAGGAATTTTTCCCACTGATGGAGCTCAAGTAGACTTAGAAGGAAATGAAATAGTTCGTTATTTAATGAAAGACGACTTAGAAAGTTTAGGATTCCAAAACCCTACTCAGTTTATGTTAGAAAACTCTTGGAACGGTACAGGGTGGACCAATAGAGGAACTATGCCGACTCCTTACTATAAGTGGGAGTCAGAAGCTTGGGTCATTAACACAGAAGCTTTGTATTGGCAGATACGTATGGACAGATCTATAAAGTTAGTAAATAGTGACTGGACTCAAGCAGTAGATGCGCCTCTCTCGGACGAGAAGAAAACTGAGTGGCGTACTTATCGTCAAGCTCTTCGAGACATCATGACAAATCTTCCCGCAGACTTGGACGACCCTGAAAATGTTGTCTGGCCCACAGAACCCTCTTAAAAAAAGTTCTTGACTTTTTGGTCTTAACATAATACAATGAATCCATGAAACTCGTAAAGATGGCACCAGAAAATCTCGAAGTGGCAAATGCATATTTGTCCACGGGGTCTGCGCTCACTGCTGCAAGCAGCCTAGGCGTTACTCCTGACAAAGTTTACGAAGTGTTAGAAAAAAGTGACGTAAAAGACTACATCAATTCGGTCTACTTGGACCAAGGATATCGCAATCGTTTCAGACTCGCAGAGCTACTTGATGAAGTAATAGAAAACAAACTTCAAGAAGCCAGGGACTCTGATCAGTATTCCAGTAAAGACCTAGTTGATATAATTGCACTCGCACATAAAATAACTGTTGACCATACGAAAGAAGCAAAAGCTACTACAAATATTAAACAGCAAAATGTGCAAATCAATTCTCCGTTCGGCGAAGGTAACTATGGAAAGTTAATGGAGAAACTACTTGGAGCCCCAACATCAGAATGATCTTCTCACAGACTTTCGTACTCACGAAGCAGTCTGTGAAGAGCGGTGGAAAACCATATTTAATGAAGTAAGAAATGCTGCGGAAGATAGCCGTATTCGATACAAAGAAATGCAGCAATCCATCGATAAACTTCATAAACTCGTCTGGACAGTAGGCGGAGCCCTTATCCTCTTTTTAGCAGGATTATTGGCATCAGGAAACGTACTATGATTTTTAAAAAAGGTAATATGTGGAAAGTAGCTGGCTCATCAGCAAAATATGCTACAGAAGAAGAAGCCCTAAAAGCTGCAGGGATTCACCAAGCAGTAATGAAAGAAGCCCCTGTAGAGAAGACTACTTGGAGCCCTCTTGAGAAGCTTCGAAAAGCCTCTCTAGTGTGTGAAGAATGTGAATGTGACCCTTGCGAGTGTGAAGAAGAATGGAAGTCAGCAGACGAGACATAGTTCTCGACAAAATATTACCGGGTAAGTTTTTAAAAGTACCGATTGAACAATATCTGGAATTGCTAGGTATAGAGGCAATTCCTTCTCAGGTGGCCTTAATAAATGCTATTAATTCAGATAAGTATCGTTTCATTGTTGGCGCTCTTAGTCGTCGTCAAGGGAAGACCTATATTGGAAATATTATCGCCCAATGCGTCGCCCTCGTTCCTGGATGTCATGTACTTATTGTTAGTCCTAACTACAATCTTTCTAACATTTCATTCGATTTACAACGCAATTTAATAAAGCATTTTGATTTAGAAGTAGCACGAGATAACGCAAAAGATCGTGTAATTGAATTAACGAATGGGTCTACTGTTAGACTAGGATCTGTGAACCAGATTGATTCTGTTGTAGGGAGGAGCTATGACTTTGTTCTCTTTGATGAGGCCGCATTGGCAGATGGAGAGACAGCGTTTAATGTTGCTATCCGGCCAACACTCGATAAGCCGGGATCTAAAGCTCTCTTTATTAGTACTCCTCGTGGAAGGAATAATTGGTTTAGTCGCTTTTTTAATCGTGGGTTCACCGATGATTTTGAGGAGTGGGTAAGTATTAAAGCAACTTGGCATGATAACCCAAGAGCTTCAGAAACTGATATTGCGGAAGCACGACGTTCTATGTCAACCGCAGAATTTGCTCAGGAATACGAAGCAGACTTTAATGTGTTTGAAGGGCAGATTTGGACACTTAACTATGATACGTGTGTACAAGACTTATCAGAAATGGATTTTACAGGCTGCGATATTATCTCGGGGCTTGACGTAGGTTTTAAAGACCCCACAGCATTTTGTTGTATCGCATATGACGGACACAAATATTATTTAATGGAAGAGTACTATGCGGCAGAACGCACGACAGAGGAACATGCTGGGTTCCTTGGTGAAATCATTGAAAGAAGAGAGGTCGACTATTGTTTTATCGATGCAGCCGCAGCCCAGACAAGATTCGATCTTGCACAGCAGTATGACATTTCTACTATCAACGCCAAGAAATCGGTGGTTGACGGGATTGGTCATGTGGCAAGTCTTGTTGATAACGATCGTCTTATCGTAGACTCAAGCTGTACGGAGGTCTTACGTGCATTAGACCAATATCGCTGGGACCCAAATCCCAACTT